CCAAAAGGCCCGTTTTACATCCAGGCGATTAGCAGCACCACAAATACACTTTATGTAACCCCCATCACAGCAGATTAAAGGGGCCGTTATGGGGAACAACGTTCCTGTCACGCAGACAACCAATATCGTCCCCGTTCAGGGCATTTTTCAGCCTGAACCGACGTTTGCCTTGATTTCGTTTATCGGCCCCGCGGGAACGCCTTTTTACGCACCATTTGACCCTGTTCAATCAGGGTTAACCATCACCAACAGCACAATTGACAGCAGCGTCATCGGTGGAACAACACCGGCTGCCGGTTACTTCACCAGCATTTACGCCGTCACCGGCCAGGTGGCCACCAGCCCGTCGGCTGACATTGACATTGCAAACAAAGCCTATGTCGATTCCGTCGCCCAAGGTTTGGACGTGAAAGCATCGTGCGTTTACGCAACCACAAACAACATTACATTGTCCGGCCTGGCTGTCCAGGCTGGTGGCGATTGGGTTGCCACGCTGACCGCGGGCGACCGCATTTTGGTCAAAAGCCAAACCAACCAGGCAGCCAATGGCATTTATGTGGCCAGCGCCAGCGGATGGACGCGCAGCGCCGACATGAACACCTGGGCCGAAGTGCCAAGCGCGTTCACGTTTGTGGAATCAGGAACAACCCTAAGTGATACCGGTTGGGTTTGCACATCCAACCAGGGCGGCACAATCGACGTGACGCCAATCACCTGGTCGCAATTTTCGGGCGCGGGTTCTTATTTGGCTGGAACAGGGTTAACCCTGACCGGCAACACATTCAGCATCACCAACACCGCGGTGACCGCAGCCGCTTATGGTTCGGCTTCCCAGGTGGCCACGTTCACCGTGAACGCCCAGGGCCAATTGACTTTGGCGGCTAACGCCAGCATTGCGATTGCTGCCACGCAAATCACCAGCGGCACGATTGACAGCGCCAGGTTGTCGGGTTCTTACACCGGAATTACGGGTTTGGGAACTTTGCTTGACTTGACCGTGACCAACACAATCACGGGTTCAATTTCAGGCAACGCGGGAACGGCTACAACGGCCACCACGGCCACGAATTTAGGCGGTGGTGCATTGGGTTCGGTTCCATACCAAACGGGCGCTGGCGCCACTTCTTTCCTGGCTGTTGGGGCCAATGGTCAGGTGTTGACCTTGGCTTCGGGTGTTCCGACCTGGGCGACGCCTACGGTTGGCACGGTCACGTCGGTTGGCGGCACGGGTACGGTGTCCGGAATCAGTTTGTCCGGCACGGTTACCACCAGCGGCAATTTGACTTTGGGCGGCGCTTTGGATTTGTCGGCGCCACCCGCAATTGGTGGAACGACTGCAAACACAATTAGAGGCACAACAATCACGGCCACAACCAAGTTTGTTGGCCCTTATTTTGACGCTGCGACAAGTGCTGGCGGTGCATTGCGTAATTCAGGCGGCACGGCCCAATTGCAATGGGGTGCTGGTGGTGGCAATAATTTGACTTTGGATGTTTCCACAAACATCAACGGTGCAAATGCACAAATTGACATAAGCCCCACGGGAACCGGCCACGTTCACATGAAGCCAACAGGAACGGGTGCAATTGAAATTGCCCCGACCAGCCTTGGCACAATCAACAATATGTCAATTGGCGCCACCACGGCGGCCGCGGGTTATTTCACAACGCTGTCGTTCACCGGCGCCTTGACCGTCAACGGTTCAACCGGAACACTTGGAAAAGTTTTAACTTCCGCTGGTTCGGGTACGCCAACATGGGAAACGCCCACCGCTTACGCGACCGTCACCGACGACACGACCACCAACGCGGTGCGTTATCCGCTGTTTGCCAGCCAAACAACCGGCAACCTGGCCACCGAATACGTTTCGTCCACCAGGCTGCAATTTAACCCTTCAACGGGCGAATTCACGGCCACCGGATTCACGGGTTCGGGCGCAAACTTGACCAGCCTTCCCGCTGGCCAACTGTCCGGCACGATTCCTTCGGGCGTCCTGGGTAATTCGACGGTTTACATTGGCACGACGGCCATTGCATTGAACCGCGGCAGCGCCAGCCAATCATTGACCGGCGTGAACATTGACGGCAGCGCGGGAAGTGCAACAAACGCAACAAACGCAACGAATGTCGGCATCACGGACGACACCACCACGGCCGCGGATATGTATTTGTCCTGGGTAACCAGTACAACCGGCAACTTGCCGATGAAGGTGTCTTCGACTAAACTGAAATTTAATCCATCATCGGGCGTTTTGACCGTGACCGGTGGAACTGGCGGGGGCAACTTCTAATGATTACATGGAAAATTTTGGGCATTGATTCACCCGACGGCGAACTGATTACCAGGGCAAAATACTTTGCAGCCGTCAGCGACAAGGATTTGATTGTTGAAACGGAAGGTTTTTGGACGTTTCAAGAGCCAAAACTGAATGTCCCATTTGCGGATGTGACGGAAGACATGATCGTGGCCTGGGTTCAGGCCGAAACAATGCAAGAAGGCGCCAACATGATTGAAAAGCGCCTGAACGAACAATTGGCCGCATTGAAAGCGCAGCGCGTCACACCGCTGCCCTGGGCGCCCCAAACGTTCACACCGGATTTGAAGGGATAAAAAATGGCGGTTAACTTATCACCAGTTGGCGGCGTTGCTGCCCAATTTTTCACAAACGACGGCGTTCCCCTGGCTGGTGGTTTGATTTACACCTATGCTGCTGGAACCAATACGCCGGTGGCTACATACACTAGCGCAAGCGGTTCAATCGCGCATAGCAATCCAATTGTTTTGGATTCGGCCGGTCGAGTGCCTTCCGGTGAAATTTGGTTGACTGACGGCGTTTCTTATAAATTTGTATTAAAAGATGCAAACGACGCATTATTGGCCACATATGACAACATAGTTGGCATTAATTCAAACTTTGTAAATTACACAAGCAGCCAAGAAATCCAAACGGCCACGGCTGGTCAAACCGTGTTTACGTTGACGACCATGCAATATCAACCAGGCACAAACAGCCTGTCGGTGTTTGTTGACGGTGTGAATCAATACGGGCCTGGCGCCCAATATGCTTATGTTGAAACCAGCAGCACGGTTGTGACATTTGTTGCCGGTCTTCATGTTGGCGCGTCGGTCAAATTTACCACAACACAAATTAATTCCGCTTCGTATGGCGATGCTTTTCAAATTTCTTATACGCCGCCATTTACTGGGTCTGTTGCCACCAATGTTGGAGACACATTGGCACAAACAGTTAGCGTCATGGATTTTGGCGCTGATCCTACTGGTTCCGTTGATAGCACGGCCGCCATTCAAGCCGCAATTGATAGCGGAAAAACAAGCATATTTTTTCCCCAGGGTAATTACATCGTTTCTGCGCCTTTGCAAATACCTACTGGCGCTGGCCCAAGATTGTTTGGTGCTGGCAATCAGCAGACAACCCTTACCGCAACAGGATCATTTAATGCGGTGTTTTTGATTGGTGATGCAACCGCGCAGACTGCTAGAGGCATGATTGACCATATGTATATTTATGGTTCAAGCACTATTAATTACGGCATTTATGGTTCACGCGTTGAACACTTTACATTTGAGAGTATTTTTATTCAAGGGTGTAATGCTGCGGCAATTAGTACAGGCTATGGATATTGCAATAACTTTATTGATTGTGAATTTAGTGCAAATGCTGGACATGGAATTGATTTGAATGTTGCATATTCCAGCGGTGGAAACAATGCAATTGAAATTTTGGGCTGCCGAATTTTTGGAAACGATAAATTTGGAATTAAAGCCGAAAGCGGATATGGCATCTTTATTGATGGATGCACCATTGAAGCAAACAAACAAGGCGGCATTCACTTTTTAGGGATTAATGGGTCAAGAATAAGTGCATATTTTGAGAAAAATGGCACGGTTGGTTATACCTACACCACGCCATCAGTAACTGTTAAATCAGACATTATTTTGGCAAGTGCTGGAAACGCCACGTTAATGTCAAATGCTTTTCCTTGCAATGGAATTATTATTGAAGGATGCAGTTTGTTTTTTGATGCGCCACATGATTCGTTCGTGTGGAATGCTGGCGGCAATGATGTGTCTATCAAAAACATTTACACCACAGGCGCAAATGGCGTTTTGTTGGCTGAAATGTATGACAGCACCTATAAAGGTTCAAAGTACAGCATTGAGAACTGTTCAAGTTTTACAAAACTGGTTGATGAAATTGCGCCCACGGCAAACAAAGAAAACGCCACATCATTGACCGACGTAATTGGTTTACAAGGCGGCACATGGCCTTTGTACGCTTTGTCATATACCAATTACGCAAACCTGGATTTCAACACTTGGGGTTTAATAGTTGGTGGTTCTGCTGCTAATTTTGTTCGTAGTGATACACCAGCGTTTAAAGGTTTGCCAATTTGGAACATTCAATCAAGTGCTGCTGGTTCAAGTAATCGATATGGGTTTTCAATTAATGCCGCCAGTTATCCTGAATTGCAAGGCCAGTTAATGTGGTATGGGTTATGGCTTTACACGGATAACGCAAATTCATTTCCCATTCCTTATTGCAGTTTGCAACTGTTTAACGTAAACCCTTCATCAACAGGATCATGGCAATTTCGATCAGCCACTTTTACCTGGCCATCTAGCGGAACAATTTATTTTGGGGCTTACAAAGCGGGAAGCAGTACAGGTTCAACATTTATTGCTGCGCCAATGATTTGTCCTGTTGGATTTTCTGCGCCCAAAGCATTGGCAACGGTAACGCCAAAAACGCAATTTAGTGGGGCGGCTGCGCCTACTGTTGGTGTATGGAATCAAGGCGATATTGTTTGGAATTCCGCGGCGGCATCGGGTCAACCCGCTGGTTGGATGTGCGTAACATCGGGAACGCCAGGCACATGGAAGGCAATGGCAAATCTTGCCTAAGGAATAAAAAATGGCACAAACCGGTTACACACCAATCCTGATTTACAGTAGCAGCACGACTACCAATGCGCCCGCTGTTGGTAATTTGACCAACAGCACATTAGGATCGGAACTGGCCATCAACATTACCGATGGCAAACTGTTTTACAAAGACAACGCCAACGCCATTCAAGTGATTGGCTGGAAGGTTCGACCCGCAAGTGCGGGTGGTACGGGTTTGACTTCATTTGCTGTTGGCGATTTGCTTTATGCTGACACCACCACAACTTTGGCCAAATTGGCTGACGTGGCCACCGGCAACGCGTTAATTTCGGGCGGTGTTAGCGTTGCCCCGTCCTGGGGAAAAATTGGCCTTACAACGCACGTTTCAGGCATTTTGCCGCTGGCAAATGGTGGCACAAACAATACTACCGGCGCAGCCACCGCGGTTACATCAAATTCCACCAGCGGTTTAATGCAAATTACGGGGCCAGCCGCGGCGTCAACCCGCGTAATGACAATTCCCGACGCCAATTTTACGGCGGCAAGGACTGACGCAGCGCAAACGTTTAACGGGTCGCAAACCTTTCAAACGGCAAGTGACAATCAAATTTACATCAACGCTACTGGTTCGGGGCGTTACGCAACAATCAATTTTCAGCAAGGCGGCGTAAACAAAGCCAATATATTTTATGACCACACCCCTGGCATACTTTATATGCTTACTGCTAATGGTGTGCAGATTGACCAAAATTTAATTATTGGCACATCAGGCAAAGGCATTGACTTTTCTGCCACAGCAGGAACAGGCACAAGTGAATTGCTTGCTGATTATGAAGAAGGTACTTGGACACCAACATTGGTTTGCGGAACCAGCGGAACTATTACGTTAAATTCTGGATTTGCTGGTACTTATACAAAGGTCGGAAGGCAAGTTACAGTTTGCGTAACTGTTTATGTGGATTCAGTTTCTGTTCCTGTTGGTAGTTTAAGACTGAATGGACTTCCTTACACTTGTAATTCAGGTAATTCATTTGGTTCAGGTGCTGCAATTCATGGACAAACGACACTTGTTCCAGCGGGTTCATCTTTAGACGCAAGGGTTATCGCTGGTGAAGCGGCTATTTCTATTTATGCGTTTACAGCGGGGACAGTTGTTAATGCGGCAAGTTATGTGCAAGCAACTACACTTTTCACAATTACTTGTTCTTATTTTGTTTAATAAGGAAAAAAAATGTCTTTAACCAAAGTTTCTTATTCAATGATATATGGCGAAATAACCAATGTCTTGGATTATGGCGCTGACAATACTGGTTCAAATGCAACCGCTACGACTGCGGCATTTGTTGCGGCATTTGCAACAGGTCGTAATGTGTACGCCCC